GGAGTTCAGATATTGGGGTCCACCGAAAAGTCGCAAATCGGGATCGAGCTGCCGCGCGGCACCACTTGCCAGCCATTCGCCCCCGTAGGAGAAAGAAAACACCTCCTTCCCCCGGGTCAGAGAGGAATGCAGGTGACCCATCAGGATCGGCGCACCGAGTTCCTGCCAGTCGGCCCATACTTCAATTTCCCTGCTCATTCCTTGAGTTTCCTTTTCGGTGCCCGTCGCCGGGTCTCAGTGAGACGAGCGTCTTCCAGCTTGCGGCCCAGAACATCGTCGATACCGACCGCGGAGAGGTCTTGCTCCAGTCCCAGAACAGCCAACACCTGCACGAGCTTGCCCAACGAAGTGCCGGCTGATCCGTTTTCCATCAGATGGAGCGTCGAACGACTGACACCCGCCCGCTCCGCGACCTGTTCGGCACTCAGCTTTCGCCGCAACCGCGCCAGTCTGAGATTCTCGCCCAACTCGGCGAGGAGACGCTCGTGCTTGGGTAAAAGGGTGCTGGTTTCTCGTCCCATAATGTCTGATAGAATGGACACGAATGGGCAATTTTGTGCGGTCTGTCAAACATTATGCACCATCGCCTCTTTTGCCGCCTGGTCAGGGAAGATGGGGCAACCCCTTTGAGCTCCGTGTCTTCGGCACGTTTTGACACCTCGTCGCCTACGTGGAACCAAAAGAGCTGTCGCCAGATGTCGCGGGCAAGATCCTCGACGCGGATTTTCAAAATGTAGTTCGCAAAGTGGCGGCGGGCAAACCGCTCACCGTGGCCGAGCGGGCGCGCATTGAATCACGGGCGGCCGGCAGCGTGGAAACGCTGGCCTACGCCAAGACCCTGGTGGAACTCGCGGCGGTTCTCGGAGTGACGCGCCGGACGCTCAACACCTGGCAGAAGTTGGAGGGCGCTCCCAAGCCGCTGTCCAACGGGCTCTGGCCGGTGGCCGACTGGCGCGAGTTCGTCCGGCTCCGTGGCTTGAAGGTGGGCAAGGTGCCGCTCGGCAACGAGGAGGCGCTGAAGGCCCGCAAACTGTTGGCGGAAGTCGAGGAGCGGGAGCTGAGGATCGCGGTGAAGAAGGGCGAATACGTTCCGCTCACCAAGGTCCGTGAGGAATGGATCGGCCTGGTCGCCCAGGCGACCTCCATCCTGCGGGCGAAGTTCGAGTCGGAATTGCCGCCGGTGCTGTCGGGTCTCGACGCCACCGGCATCCAGCGGGAATGCCGCCGCGCCATCGACGAGGTGCTACTTTGCCTCCACGAGGGCTGACGGGGCGTTGACGTTGTCGGCATGGGCATGAAGGCCCTGAAGGAGATTTGGCGCGAGGCCTGGCAGCCGCCCGACCGGCGGCCGGCATGGGAGTGGTGCGAGGATCACATCGAGGGCATCCCGTATTCACCAAACCCTGGACGCTTCCGTTCGGAAAACTCGCCGTGGATCCGCGAGGTGATGGAAGCGCTGGTCGATCCACGCGTCCGCCTGGTCTCGATCATCGCCTCGGTCCAGTCGTCCAAGACCACCGCGCCGGAGCTCACGCTCTGCTACATCATTTCCAACCTGCCCGGGCCCGCCTTGTGGCTCGACCAGACCGACGAGGACGCGCGCGACTATTCCGAGTCGCGACTGCAGAAGCTCTTCGACCAGTGCCAGCCGGTCGCCCGGCTGATGCCCACCGGCATCCACCGCCACAAGCGCAAGAACAACGCGATCCAGTTTACCAACGGCATGACGCTCTGGATCCTCGGGGCGCACAACAAGACCAACCTCCAGCGGCGGTCGATCCGCTGGCTGATCGGTGACGAAACCTGGCGCTGGCCGCAGGGACACATGGCGGAGGCCGAGGCCCGGGTCACCGCCTTCGGCTGGCTCGGCAAGTGCATCTTCATGTCGCAGGGCGGCGAGGAGGATGACGACACCCACCGGAAGTTCGAGGCGACCGACCAGCGGGAGTGGACCTTCGCCTGCCCGGAATGCGGCCATCGCCAACCCTTCCGTTGGGAATGCGTCGAGTGGAGCAAGTCGGCCAAGGATGAATTCGGCGAGTGGGATTTCGACGAGGTCCGGCGCACCACCGCGATGCGCTGCGAGTCGTGCAACCACTACTTCAACGACGGCGAGCGCACCCGGCGCGAACTCAACGCGAGCGGGGCCTTCGTCGCGAAGAACCCGAAAGCCTCGAAGGAGAATGTCGGCTTCCACTGGAACGCCCTGTGCGCGATGAGCTGGGGGCAGCTCGCCGAACTCTACCTGCGGGCCAAGGCGGCGGCGCGGAAGGGCGACGTTTCGCTGCTCCAGCAGTTCTACCAAAAGCGGCTCGGCCTGCCGTGGCGCGAGTATGTCGAGGACTACAAGCTGGAGATCGTCAAATCCGGCTACAAGCGCGGCGAGACCTGGGAAGAGGAAGGTGCGATCGATCCTAAGACCGGCAAGATCCTCGCCGCGCCGCTGCCCGGGCGCACCGGCTTGATCCCGCTGCGCTTCATCACGGTGGACTGCCAGATGGACCACCTCTTCGCCGTGGTCCGCTCGTGGTCGGCGGAGGGATCGAGCCGTCTGGTCTGGAACGAGCGGATCCTGACCTTCACCGACATCGACGTCCTGCAGGAGCGCTTCGGCGTGCATCCGAGCCTCGTATTCCTCGACGCCGGCTATGCGACCTACGACGTCTATCGCGAGTGCGCCAAGCGCGGCTGGGTGGCGCTCATCGGCGACCGGCGCCCTGTCTATGCCCACAAGGGCCGCGACGGCAAAACCGTCCAGCGGTTCTACTCGCCCCGGCGCAAGGTGGTCCTCTCGCACCGCCAGCACTGCCACGTCCACTACTGGAGCAACCTCAACATCAAGGACACGCTCGCCCGGCTCCGCCGCAACCAGGATCCGGCGAGGGGCCCGACCTGGGAAGTCCCCGACGACATCGACGACGACTACCTCGCCCAGTTGGAGAGCGAGCAGCGGATCAAGGAGAAGGGCCAGTGGATGTGGAAGCAGATCGGCTCGCGGCCGAACCACTACTTCGACGCGGAGTCGATGCAGTCCACGGCCGCCACCATGCTCAAGATCGTCGGACGGGAGTCCGTCATGGCTGCGGCGGTTGACACTCCGGACGGGGAGTCATGAAGACCGTCACCTTCCTCCGCTTCCTCACCTTCATCGGTTCCGGGCTTACCACGCTGGCCGCGCTCGATCTCACCGGCATCGCTAACCTGCTTGATGCTGGCAAGGCGGAATACCTGCTCATCGCCGGGCCGGCTGCGCTCGCACTCAAGGAAATCGTCGTCGTGCTCGGCGACCTCTTCGACGATGGCAAGCCGAACAAGTCGTTCAAGATCGGCCTGTTCTGCTTCGCCATGGCGCTGATGACGTTCCCGCTGCTCAGCTCGTGCTCCACGCTGCCTGCCGTCACCGGCGAATTCATCACCAGGGACGGGCGGCTCACCGTTCGCCCCGACGGGCGCGTGGAACTCGTCGTCGAACCTCTCACCGACAAGTGATCCATGAGCGCGTTCAACGAATGGTTCACGGCCCAAGGGTTCCGGCACTTTGGCGCTGGCGAGTTTGAATCCTACTTCGCCGTGCAGCGACACGGGGCGCGAAACAGCCCGCCGCCGAAGCGGCTATGGAAGAACATCGTGCCGACGCTGCGGGTGGTCGATGAACTCCGTGCTTCCTTCGGCAAACCCTGCCGCATCCTCAGCTCCTACCGCTCGCCCGATTACAACCGGGCGGTCGGCGGAGCCTCGCTCAGCCAGCACCTGGAGTTCACGGCGCTGGACATCGCCTTCGACGGCGTGAGCCCGCAGCGTGTGTATGACCGGCTCCTCGAATGGCGGAAGGCAGGGAAGTTCACCGGTGGGCTCGGACTCTATCCGTCGTCGGGATTCGTCCACATCGACACCCGGGGGCGGAACGCCACTTGGAAAGGGAAGTGACCCATGGCCCGCGGACTCTTCATCACCGGCTTCACGATCTCCGAGGTTCTCGCCATCCAGCAGCGGGCGAAAGAGCTGCTGCTGGAGGGCAAGACCATCATGAACTGGAACGACGCGGAAACGTCCGTCTCCAAGCAGTTCACCATGGCCGTCGATCAAGTGCTTGAGGAATGCGGCCACGCGCTCCGGGTGCTGGATCCGGCCACCTACGGCAAACCCCGCATCGCCGTTGCCTCGTTCATCTCCGGCTACCTCCCGAAATGACCAGCCTCAAGCAAATCGCCATGCGCTGGCTGCCGCCCGTCTTGGTTCCGAAGGCATGGGGATCGCCGTTCGAGGCTGCCAACTGGTCGTCTCGCCGTGGATTGGTTCCGGGGTTTGCACCCACGGACGCCCGCAACGAACTCACGCCCGGCGTCCGCAGCGAGCTGGTCCGCAAGTCTCGCTACCTTCACAAGAACAGCGGCTTCATGCGCGAGCTGGTCGCCAACATGGCGATCTACTCGACCGGCGACGGCATCCGGGTCCAGGCGCAGTCGCCCGATCCGGACTGGAACCGCGCCGCCGAGGCCCACTTCGCGCTGTGGTCGGCCCGCTGTGAGGTGACGCGCCGCTTCTCGTTCGAGGAGTGCCAGGCGCTCGTCTGCCGGGGCATGGACATCGACGGCGAGTATTTCATCCACAAGACCCGCGATGCCGACGGCGAACCGAAGATCCAGCTGATCGAGTCCCACCGCGTCGGGGATGAGTTCGGGTCGAAGGACACCATCGACGGAGTCGGCCTCGATGCCTGGGGCGCGCCGATCTTCTACCGGGTGCTGGAGGATGACGGCATCGCCCGCGATCTGGCGGCCCAGGCGATCCTCCATATCCACGAGCCGGAATGGGCGGGCGGAGTGCGCTCCCATCCGACCATCCAGCATTCCATCAACCACGCCCTCGACGAGATGGAGTTGCTGGCGCTGGAGAAGCACGCGGTGAAGGACAACGCCGACGTGTCCCGCATCCTCAAGACGGCGCGGGGTGAAATTGACGACAACGGCGACTTCGTGGTCGGCGGCCATGCCGGAGCGGGGGAGGGCAGCGATCCGGTCACGCTCCAGCGCATTGTAGGCGGCAAGCTGATCGCGCTGAAGCCCGACGAGTCTCTCGACAGTTTCCAGTCGAACCGCCCGTCGCCCACCTTCACCGGCTTCCTGGAACACCTGCGGCGGGATTCCGCGCTCGGGATGATCCCGTTCGAGTTCGCGGCGGATTCCAGCAAGATCGGCGGCGCGGGTGTTAGGCTGATCGTCGCCAAGGCCGACCGTCGCTTCTCGTTCCGACAGATGATCCTCGAACGCCGACTCATCCGGCCGGTGTGGGCCTATGTCATCGGCGACGCGATCAGCCGGGGAATCCTGCCGCCCGCTGCCGGCTGGTGGAAGATCAGCTCCGTCCCACCCAAGCGGGTGACCGTCGATGCCGGACGCGAAGCCCAGCAGAACCGCGCCGACGTGGAGATGGGACTCAAGACGCTGTCGGATCACTTCCAGGAACTCGGTGCCGACTTCGGCGAGGAGATCGAGCGGCGGGCAGCCGACGCCAAGCTGATCCTGGAGACCGCGGCCAAACATGGCGTGCCGGTGGAAATGCTGTGGAAGCCGTCCGCTGGCTCGGCGGTTCCGCTGCTGCCGGGTGGGGTGCGCTCCGCGGAGAAGTGAGCTTGTCCGGTGAGCCGGTAACCGGTATAGGTGCCCCGACGATGGGCCCTGGCAATCAGTTCGAGTTCCACGAGCAGTCGCAAGCCGCCAAGCAGCAGGTTTTCGACAATGCCCTCGCATGCATCCCGGCCGGCTGGATGGCCGCCACCCTGGAACTCAAGGTCACGGGACTCCCCGGTTTCGGACCTCTCGCGATTCATCACCGGCTGACCAACCCGGAGAACGGAGATGAAGCCGACGATTTCACCCGCGAGCTCTTCGACAGTAGCAGCAAGTTGCACTCGATCTTCAGCGACTATGGTCAGCGTTGGACAGGTTGCGTGATTTCAATGGAGTTGGACGGAACCGGCCAAATCATCAGAAGCAAGACAGCCTACGAATACCCGTAGCGGCAGCGCCTCGTTGACACCGGCGACCGGGCGTGAGTCCGGTAATCCAGAACCGCGAGTGGCTGATCCAGCCTGAAGCCCTGCAATCCATGGCCGCCGCCGCGCGGGGAGTCGTGGATCGCGGCGGGTTTCTTCCCAAGCAGGCATCCGAGAACCCGCTGCTCTCCGTCGAGGACGGCATCGGCGTGGTGGCCATCGAAGGTCCGATCCTGCGCAAGCCGGACCTGTTCGCCCGGATTTTCTTTGGTGCCACGGGTTCCGAAGACATCGGCGCGGCGCTTCGCGAGGCCGCGGGACGGGACGACATCAAGGCGGTGTTCCTTCACATCGACTCTCCAGGCGGCACCGTGGCCGGCACGCCGGAGCTTGCCGATGCCGTCGCGGCCCTCGACAAGAAGAAACCGGTCTATGCCTTCTCGTCCGGCCTGATGTGCTCCGCCGCCTACTGGGTGGCCAGCCAGGCGCGGGCGATCTACGTCACGCCATCCGCCCAGATCGGTTCGATCGGCGTGGTTCAGGCGGTCGTCGATAACTCCGCCGCCCTCGACAAGGCCGGCATCAAGGTGGAGGTCTTTTCGGTCGGCAAATACAAGGCGATGGGGGCACCCGGGACGCCGCTCACCGACGACCAGCGCGAACTCATTTCCTCCAACCTCGCGGAGATCGCCGGGGAGTTCCATACGGCGGTTCTGGCCAAGGGGCGGGCGATCCCCGCCGAGGCGATGGAAGGCCAGACCTTCAGCGGCAGGCAGGCCCAGCGCCAGAACCTCGCGGGCATGGTTCCCGACCGCGCCGAAGCGATGCGCCGCCTGCGGGTCTATCACACCGCGCCGGTTGACACCGGATCACGGGCAATGGACACGACCATCGAAGACGAACTCGCCCAGGCCCGCACCGAACTCGCGAATCTCCAGCGGGACCATCAAGCCCAGACCGAACTTCTCAATGAAGCTTCGACCGCCGCGGACTCATTGCGCGGGGAAGTCGAACTGCTTACCGCCGAGATCGACACGCTCAAAGCCGAGCGCGATACGGCGACCACCGAAGCCTCCGCGCTGCGGAGCCGCGTCACCGAACTCCAGGCGTCCCAGGCCGATTTCGACCGCAAGCTCCAGTTGGAAGTCGCCCGCGTCGCGGCCTCCACCGGCACCACGGTCCCGGCCCGCGTCACCCCGGCCGGTGACCATTCCCCGCAAGCTTCCGGAGCCACCATCGATCAACTCGTCGCCGAATACGACCGCCTGGTCACCGAGCGCAAGCCCGAGGAGGCCGCCAGGTTCTACCAACAACACCTCGCCCAACACTTCACCCGCTAACCTGCCATGCCCAACACCAACGCCACGGTTAATTCCGCGATCATCGCCCAGACCGCGCTCACCACGCTTCTGGCGAAGTTCCCGCTCCTCGGACAGATCGCCACCGACTTCTCATCGGCGAGCGTCAAGTTCAACCAGGACATCGTCACCCACATCGTCACTCCCACCGTGGCCAAGGACTTCGTTGCCGCCACCGGCTACGTCCCCGATGACCAGGCACAGGTCGATGTCAGCGTGAAGATCAACAAGCACGCCTACGCGGGCTATGCCATCACCGACGTGGAACGCTCCACCAGCCAGATCGACCTGAACCAACGCTACGCCGACAAGGTGGCCTACGCCCTCGGCCGCAAGGTGAGCGATGACCTGATGGCGCTGATCATCAACGCCAATTTCACCAACAAAACGGAAATTGCCGCCGCCTCATTCGGGCGCAATGCCGTGGTGGACATCAGCACCAAGCTCAACAAGCGGTTCATCCCGGACATGGGCCGCTTCATGTTCGTCAATTCCGACTACTACAACGCCCTGCAAAAGGACGAGGCTCTTTACAAAGCCTACATCACCCCGGCGGCGGGCAACGTGGTGGTCACTGGCATGCTACCCGACGTGAATGGCTTCACCGTGATCGAATACTCGGCACTCCCTGAAAACGCCGAACGTCTGGTGGGTTTCGCGGGAATCCGCGAGGGACTCATCATGGCCGCCCGCGTGCCGGACGTGCCCGCCAACACCGGCGACACCGTGATCCGCGTCGTCACCGACCCACGCACCGGTTTGTCCGTCCAGGTCCGTGACCGCTACGACGGCCGCCTCGGCAAGCAGGAGGTGAGCTTCACCTTGATGTATGGCTTCGCCGCCGGCAACAAACCGGTGCTCGAGCGCATCACCCGCCCGGTGTAAGCAGGGGACCTCGGCTATCACCACAAGCACCCTCTCTCGGGAAACCGGGAGGGGGCTTTTTGTTCCGATCTCACATGGAAGCTCCGACCCAACGCGGGTTTGAGCCTTGACCGCGGAACGGACGACTGGGATAGGAAAGCCGATGAACCGAAAATCACCATCCGGCTCGGCAGCCCTGACATGCCTGAAGGTCGTCGCATCGCTCGTTTTCCTATCAAGCACGCTTCTGGCGGCGGATCCAGTCGTTTCGAACGTCCAAGGGCTGCAACGGCCGGGTACGAAGCTAGTAGACATCACCTACGACGTGACCGCGGACACGCCGACGGTCGGCGTCACGCTGCGGATTTCCAGCGACGGCGGAGCAACCTTCGATGTCCCGGCCACGACCCTCAGCGGGGCGGTGGGGCCGAATGTGCCGGTCGGCACGGGCAAGGTGATCACCTGGAACGCGGGAACCGACTGGTTGGGAAATTACAGCACGGCGATGCGCTTCGAAGTCAAGGTGGACGATGGTGTGGCCCCGGAAGGTTTTGCCTACGTTGCAGCGGGAGCCCTGCCCGTCTCGTCGTGGGCTGGAGCACAGACCGTGGATGCGTTTTTCATGGCGAAGACCGAGGTCACTTGGGCAGAGTTCCAGACGGTCCGCACTTGGGCCGCCGCCAACGGTTACGACATCGACAGTGTGGGAGCAGGAACGGGACTGAACCGCCCGGTGACGGACGTTAGTTGGTATGAAACACTGAAGTGGTGCAATGCCCGGAGCGAAAAGGAAGGTTTGACTCCGGTTTATAAGGTGGGCACCGCGGTCTATCGAACCGGCGACGCCATTCCGACGGTTGATGCCACCGCAAATGGCTATCGCTTGCCGAGCGAGAAGGAATGGGAATTTGCTGCCCGAGGTGGATTGAAGACCAACGGCTACGAATATAGCGGCAGCAACGACGTCAATGCGGTGGCGTGGTATTTGAGCAATAGTGGCGGCTCGAACCAAGATGTGGCGACGAAGCTAGCCAACGAGCTAGATCTATCGGACATGAGTGGGAACGTTTCGGAATGGTGCTTCGACGACTGGGAGGATTTGGGCCAGGTCCGGGTGCACCGGGGCAGCAATTGGAACGACGGCCCGTTCTACTGCCGCGTCGCGAGCCGCGCCGGCTGGGGGGCGGGCTCGAAAGGCTACCCCATCGGGTTCCGGGTGGCCCGCAGTTCAGTCCCCTAGAACCCGCAGGCAGCGGAGCGACCGGCGGGACGGAGGCGGAGCCCGTCCTGCCAGAGCGGAGCGGTTCGGTGAGCATGATGATCATTCAAATGTAGGCCCTCAAAGGGGTTCAGGGGCGAAGCCCCTGAAAGATTTTCGGAAAAATTTCAGGTAGATGCCTTTTGAATTCATCCAGATCCCCCGCCAATGGGCAGGGAAACGCAAAGGAGGAACTGAACCAGCTCCTTCGCGGCGGGCGCATCGCGTCAGTGCGAAAGGAATTCGTGCCGAACGGCGAGGATTCGTTCTGGGCCTTCTGTGTCCCCCAACAACAACCCGACGAACACGAACAACAACATCGGGTTCCGGGTGGCCCGCAGCTCAGACCTCCGGGGCCGGATGGCTCCCGCCTGAGCGAGGGACTGAACCGACCGCCGTCCTGCTCGTCCGGGGCCTACCCCGACGACGAAACGCAAGATCCGCCGCCCGGCGCTGGTAGGCCCGCGGAGGCGGGTTCGAAGGCCCCGGGCGGTGGAACCGCCGCCACCCACTAATTTCGCATTGCTTCAGCCCATCCATTCCATCGATCCCATGAAAAACCGTCTTCCCATCTTAGCTTGCGCGCTGTGCTTGCTCGCGCCGAGCTTCCTGCACGCGGCCACCCATACGAGCCTGAGTGGTGACGCGGTGGTCGACACCCGCTATTGGTCACTCACCCTCCCATCTGCTCAGAACGGCACCTTGTCAGGTGGTGGAATCTTCGACCTAGGAGGAGCCTCCGCCACCATCACCGCCACACCAAACCCCGGCTACCGCTTCACCGGCTGGACCGGCGATGCCTCAGGCACGGTCAACCCGCAGACGATCACGATGAATGCCGACAAGACGGTCGGCGCCACCTTCGAGAAGGACCTGTCAGACAGCGACAGCGACGGTCTCACCGCCTACGATGAACTGGTGCTTTATGGCACCAACCCAGCACTGGCCGATACCGATGGTGATGGCCTGAGCGACGGCTACGAACTCGGCGTCGGTCGCTTCTCGATCATCACCGGTTCCTTCACCTGGCAGCAGGCTCGCGACGACGCCCGGAGCAAGGGTGGTGACCTCGCCAGCTTCCCGACCGAAGACCGCTGGAACCGCGCGATGCAGAACCTCGGCGCCGATCCCTTCGAAGAATTCACCGGCTTGTGGATCGGGACGAGCGACGCCGCGGTGGAAGGCACCTGGACCTGGGTCAACGGCGAGCCCTTCAGCTTCGCGCCCTGGGGCACTGGCCGCCCGAGTTCGACCAGCGGCAACAGCCTCGACTTCGCCGAGGTAAGCGGCGGCGGCGGGGCGGAAATCGGCAAGTGGTATGACCGCTCGCCGACCACGATCCGCGACGGCTACCTGCTGGAAACCGGCTACGCGACCAGCCCGACCACGGCCGATGCCGATGGCGACGGCTTGAACGACGGCCAAGAACAGACCGCAGGCACCAGCCCATCTACCGCCGACACTGACGGTGATGGCCTCAGCGACGGCCAGGAGGTCAATCTGATCGGCACCAATCCAAAGCTGGCCGACACGAATGGTGACGGAACCAACGATGCCGCCTCCGACCCCGACGGCGACGGACTGAGCAATTTCGCGGAAATCGCCCAGCACGGAACCGACCCGCTCAAGTCCGACACCGACGGCGACGGGCTTTCGGACCGCGCGGAACTCAGCTACCCGGGTAGCTACTTCACCCTGGTCGAGGGTTCCTTCACCCACGCCCAAGCCGCCGCCGATGCCGCCACCCGCCGCGGCCGCCTCGCCAGCTTCCCGAATGCCAACGACTTCACCCGTGCGGCCGGGCGGGCGCGGAAGACGACCCAGGGCTACCTGTGGTTCGGCCTGTCCGATGCAGCAACCGAGGGCACCTGGCTCTGGAGTGATGGCAACGCCCCGGCCTACACCCGCTGGCTCAACGGCCAACCGGACGGCGGCACGGCCGAGAACCACGCCGTGCTGATGGAAGCCACTACGCAGTGGGCGGATGCCGCAGCCGACTTCATCGCGGCGGGCTACCTCTTCGAGCGCGTCGGCCTCGATCCCCTCGCCTCCGATACCGATGGCGACGGTTTGAGCGACGGTGCGGAGACCAACACCCATCAGACCAATCCGGTGCTGGACGACAGCGACGGCGATGGCCTCACCGACGGCGCGGAAATCAATGCTCACAGCTCGAATCCCAAACTCGCCGACACCGACAGCGATGGGCTCAGCGACTTCGCCGAGATCGTCACCCACGGCACCAATCCGGCGGCCAAGGACAGCGACGGAGACGGTTTCGACGACCTGTTCGAGATCAACACCGGCTTCAACCCGACGCTGGATTCGAGCACTCCGGATGCAATTTCCTCTATCCGGACCGCGGTCGAGTTCCGCTTCAATGCCGGCAATGGCATCCGCTACCGGATCGAGGGATCGACCGACCTCCAGAACTGGGAAACCGTCGAAACCGACATCATCGGCACCGGCGGAGTCGTCACCCGCTTCTACAGCATCGAGAACCAGCCGAAGCGCTACTTCCGCGTGAAGCGGAATTGAGCGACCTCGAACTTTTCATCCCCGGAGTCCAACACCCTCTCTCGGCAAGACCGGGAGGGGGTGTTCCATTTTGACAGGATCGCACGGGCATGAACCTCGAATCGGAAATCCTCGCTGACCTCCACCAGCTCCTCACCGAGCATGGCGTGACGGCCCGGTGGAAGACGCTCGACCTACTCGTTCTCGTCAGCCGAGTGCGCAACGAACAGCAGATCGACATGGGCGGCTTCGTCGAGTCACCGGACCTCAGCCTGCGCGTCCCGAAACTGGCGTTCCCGGACGCCTTGCCGAAGTTCGGCGAACGCATCCAGGTGGACGGCACTGAATACCGGATCAGCCGGGTCTCGATCCATCCGCGCTCGCCGCTCCTCACCCTCAGCCTGTCCTCGACCGATGAGTGACGGCGCGATCCGCTTCACCGCCAAACTGACGGGAGCGTTCACCGTCGCCCGCCTGCTGCGCCGCTACCCGGACAAGGTGGGACGGACGCTCCTGTCCCTGGTGAAGCAGGAGGCCCGCGGGCTATCGGTCGAACTCGCCCGCAACACCAAGCCCTTCGGGTTTTCCGAGAAGGCGAAGCAGCGCGGTGAGAAATCCGTCGCCAAGGACATCGGCGGAGTGTTCGCGCTGCCGTCGGACGCCTTCAGGGAAATCCGCAAGTCCGATCCCGTGGCGGCCGACCGGTTCTGGGCGAACATCCAGAAACGACGTTTCTCGCGGGCGGAGAACAACCTGCGCGAGACGAGTTCCGGCTGGAAGGACCTCACGGTCGGCCGACTCGACCCGAAGCTCCACCGCTGGGGTCAACTCGGCGGATCCAAGCCGAAGCAGATCGTCACCAGCGCCAAAGCCCGCGAGACTTACATCGCGAAGATCCAGAAGCGGGTCGGCTTCGCCAAGGGGTCCTGGC